CCGGCACGCCGTCATCGCGCAGACCCCCGAGCAGCCGGTCGTCGGCGGCGTCACCTGCGACCGCAACATCGTCCTCGCCCCCGACTGGGGCCAGTACCACCCCGACCAGCCCACCCCGACCCCGACCGAGGAGTTCGACGACATGGACAAGAAGACCTTCCAGGAGTGGGTCCTCGAGGCCCTGCAGCCCGAGTTCGTGAACCAGGACACCCGCGAGGGCGCCACCCTGGGCGCCACGATCGGTGGGATCGCGACCAACATCGACCCCGTCGGCGTCGCCGCCGGCCGGATCGGTGGCGGCCCGGACTACCTCGGCCTCCGGGTGTCGCGCACCGAGGAAGCCGTCCGGCGGATCGCTGCCCACCTCGGCGTCGACCTGTCGGACCTGGTCCCGCCGGCGTGATGTTCGCCGACGACCCGGGCGTCCTCGCTCACCCGCTGTTCGTCGCCATCGCCGCGCCGCTGGCCGTCGCCTGCGTCGTCGCGATCGTCACCTCGGTCGCCCGGTCCCTCACCACCGACCGCGACCTGCGCCGCTACGTCCTGCCGCACTTCGAGCCGGCGAAGCCCGGCCAGCCCGACTCGTCGTTGCCGGCCAAGGTCGAACGGGCCGAGGCGAAGCGCGAAGAGATGGTCGAGCAGATGGTCGAGCAGTCGGCCCGCCTCGACGTCCTCGCGTCGAAGGTCGAGGACCACATGGCGAGCGAGCCGCTCGAGGTGACCGCCGCCGTCGAGATCGCCCTGCGGAATATCCTGGCCGAGCTCGAGAAGGAGCACTGATGGACCCCACCACCCCCACCACACCCGAGCCAGCGACCGATGTCTGGACCGTTCGGGCTGTCGTCGCCGTCCTCGGTCTCGTCGCCCTCGTCGGCGAGGTCGGAATGATCGTCCTCGTCGGCCGCGGCCCCGGCTCCGTCGACCCCGCCGTGTGGGGCGCTCAGGTCGCGCTCGTCGGCCAGCTCCCGACCGCGGCGGCCGCCGCGGTCGCAGTCCTCCTCGCGTCGCCCCGATCGGTCAGGTCCTGATGGCAACGAAGCCCAAGGCACCGAAGATCACCCGGATCATCAAGCGCCGCGAGGACTACGTCCTCGAGATCACGTTCCGCGACAAGAACGGCGACCCGATCGACGTGTCCGCCCGGACGTTCTCCTGCAAGATCGCCCAGTCCTACGGCGGCGCAGTCACCACCCTGACCCCGTCGCTCGGCCTCGCCGCGCAGGGGCTCGTGTCGTTCTCCCTCGCGAAGGCGACCACCACCGGCCTCGCCCTGGGCGACTGGATCGGCGAGGTCTGGCAGACCGTCGCCGGCGCCGACTCGCCGATCCTCGAGATCGCCTACACCGTGGAGGACTCCCTCGGATGAGCACCGACTCGGTCAACCTGATCCAGCCCGGTGACGCCGTCGACGTCGTCGAGCTCGCCGAGCCCGGCGTGATCCTCGAGACCACCGGCGGCGTCGCCGGCGGGACCATCGGCTTCGGTCCCGGTGGCACCACCGGCCAGGTGTGGGGCAAGAACTCCGACGCCGACTGGGATGCCGGCTGGATCGCTGGAGGGTCCGGTGGAGGGGTCACCGACCACGGAGCCCTC